AAATGAGTTTAATGAAAGAGCAATTAAAGAAAGGTATTTCTGTTGATGAGATAGATGGTGATGATTTACAAGAGTATTGTTTAGCAGATGTTAGGGCAACACAAGAACTATCTACTGTGCTTAGAAAAAAACTATATACACAAGAATACTCTTCACTAGAACCTATATGTTATTTAACAAATGAGGTTTGTGTGTTGTTGGCTAAAATATATTCAAGAGGATTTTCTGTAGATAAAACAGAGCTACTTAATGTTAAGGATCAGTTTAAGAAAGAACAAGCAAATATTTCACAAGAGTTAAATGAACAACTTGTAGAACTTATGGGGGATACTCCAATAAATTTATCTTCTCCAGAGCAATTAAGTATGGTAATATATAGTAGAAAGCCCGTTAGTAAATCTGATTGGTCTGAACATTTTACAAAGTATATGAGTAAAAAAGATTTTGATGGTGCAGTTAAAAATAAAAGTGAAATTGTTTACAAAACAAAAGCCATACAATGTTCAGACTGTTTTGGTAGAGGATATACACTTGTTAAAAAGAAAGATGGTACAACAGGTAAAGGAAAAAGAATATGTAGAGTTTGTGATAAAACGGGTATATTATATCTACCTCAAAACAAAGTAGCAGGTCTGAAGTTTTCTGCACCTACAGCTAGTTGGGTATCTAATCATGGTTTTAGTACGAGTAAAACAAACATAGAGATGTTAGAGGTCGTAGCAAAACGTAGAAATATGTTAAATGCACAAGAATTTTTATATAAAGTTCGTAGGTTGTCTGCGCTAGATACATATTTATCTTCTTTTGTAGATGGCATACAAACTTATATGAAACAAGATGGACGATTACATGTACGGTTAGCCCAACACAGAACTTCTACGGGAAGATTAGCATCAGATTCACCAAACTTACAGAATATGCCAAGAGGAAATACTTTTCCCATAAAGAAAGTTTTTAAATCTCGTTGGGATGGTGGAAAAATTATAGAAGCTGATTTTGCTCAACTTGAATTTAGAACGGCTGCATTTTTAGGAGATGACAGAGTAGCTAAAGATGAGATTAACACTGGTTTTGATGTTCATAGTTATACTGCAAAGGTAATATCAGATGCAGGGCAACAGACTTCAAGACAAGAAGCTAAAGAACACACTTTCGCTCCTTTATTTGGAGCTACAGGATATGGAAGAACAACTGCAGAGGAAACATATTACAAACAATTTGTAAGTAAGTATGCTGGTATAGGTTCTTGGCATAAGAAATTAGCAAATGAAGTTATGGCTACAGGTATGGTAACTACACCTACAGGAAGACAGTTTGCTTTTCCTAATGCTAAACGTAGAAGTAACGGGGGTATTACATACTTTACAGCAGTTAAGAATTATCCTGTACAATCTGTATCTACAGATATTGTACAATTAACTTTACTATTAGTTGAAGAGAGGATGCAGAAGAAACAACTTAAAAGTATGATTGTAAATAGTGTACATGATAGTGTAGTTATAGATACATATCCCAATGAGGAGCTTGAGGTAAAGAATTGTATAGAGGAGGTTGAAAAGGCACTTAGACTAATATTAAATACAAAGTTTGAAGTGAATTTTGATGTTCCATTAATTATGGATTGTAAGATAGGAAATAATTGGATGGAAGTAATAGATTACGCTTGACAAAATTTTATTTTAATGTATAATGGTTACGTTTTTACAAATGAAAGGATAGAATATGGAAACACAATTAGCTACTATTAATACAGATAACTATGAAGTAATGGCAGATGCTATGGGTATGGGTACTCAAGTTAGCTCAGATATGACATTAAGCATACCTAGAATGAAGATTAGTCATCAGCCTATTATGGATACCATTGAAACAAAAGGTAAGAAGAGGCAGATGGAAGTAGTTCCCGGAGGTACATTTTCTATTGTGGATAACAGTGGTAAAACTTTTTATTGTGAGGGCATTACTTTTAGACCATTTCTTCAACGCTTTAGATATACTCGTTGGATACCTTTTAATGCACCCGATAAGTATGGTAAAAAGGGAAAGTTTATAAAGTCTATTTTTGTAACACAGGATGAGTTTAAAAGTTCTGACTTAATGGATGATGATGGTGGATTTAACTGTGGTCGTCCTTCTGGTTACATTCCAGATTGGAAAGCTTTACCTGAAGCTACACAAAGATTAATCTACTCTGTAAAACGAGTAAGGGCATTATTTGGTATAGCTTCTTCTAAGGAAACTATGAATGAAAAAGGAGAGGTAGACAATACAAAAATAACCATGCCTGTAATATGGGAGATTAATAATAAAGATGCTTTCAAAGTTATGGGAGAATCTATTGATAAATATATTTCTGCAAAAAGACTTTTACCAGAACATGAGCTAGTTATATCCACAGAAGGAACTTCTATGCCTAATGGTAATATGGTTTACAAACCAGTTCCAACTATTGACTTAACCAAAAAGATAGACATTAGTTCAGATGACCAAGAGGCATTTAGTACTTTTGTTGAATGGGTAGATGGACAAAATTCTTATATCACAAAGAAGTATAAAGAGAAGAGTGCAACTAATTCATTTTCTAATGATGATGACCAAGTGATAGAGGAATTTATAGATGTCATAGAGGATGTATAAGATGGAACATCCTGTAGAATTACAGTTGCATAATTATTTTACAAAAGTGTGTGATGGTGTAGTTGGTATATCCAAAGCAAACAAGAAAAAAATTATGGAGCATGTTAGTCAAGCTATAGATAGACAGTTTGATGATAAAAATAATAGAAAGTTTAGGCTTAGAGCAAGTAATATAGGTAGAGCCACATGCCAATTATGGTTTATGAAAAATGCGCCTGAAAAAGCAGTACCTAATGGGTCTAACTTTCTATTACGAATGTTAATTGGGGATATAACTGAAGCTGTATTCAAAGGAGTCTTGACTGAAGCTGGTATAAACTATGGTGAACCAGAAAGAGTACAAGTAGAAATAGCAGGGGAAACCATCAGTGGAGAGTATGACCTCATTGTTGATGGTAAAGTAGATGATATAAAGTCTGCTAGTCCTTGGAGCTACAGAAACAAATGGACAGGAGGAGACAATGTAGAAAAAAATGATAGCTTTGGTTATATAGGACAACTTGCTGTATATGCAAAGGGTAAAGGTGTTGAAGCTGGAGGTTGGTGGGTTATAAACCACTCTTCAGGTGAATTTAAATATATAAAATACACTAGTGATACAGACAAGGTTATTAAAAATTTAGAAAATACTGTAAATACACTAAAAGAAAATAAGTTTAAAAGATGCTATGAACCCATAAAAGAAAAATACAGAGGACAACCAAGCGGAAGATATGTCCTTGATACAGAGTGTAAGTTTTGTAATTTTAGATATGCTTGTTGGGGAAAGGCATTATCTCAACAGGCATCTAAAGTAAGTAAGGCTAAAGAAAAGCCTATTGTCTACTACATAGAGAAAGAAGAGGTGGCTTAATATGATAGAGATAGATATTACAGACGCAATGAGAAAGACAGCACATAAAAAATCAAAAGAGATGGGAGTACTATATAAAAGTATTACTCGTGGAAAAGGAAATGTATTTGGCTTTCTTGGAGAAGAAATAGCCAGAAAAGTTTTAGGAGGAAAGGAAGACAATACTCGTGACTATGACTTAGTTGTAGCAAATAAAACAATAGATGTTAAAACAAAGAAAACTTCTGTTACACCAAAACCTAATTACGAATGTAGTGTAGCAGATATAACACGAAAGCAAGACTGTGATTACTTTGCTTTTGTTAGGGTGTTAAATGATCAATCAAAAGGATGGTTTCTTGGTTTAAAAGATAGAGATGATTATTTTAGTGAGGCTGTGTTTTTAACAAAGGGGCAACATGATCCTAGCAATAATTATTTTGTTAAAGCGGATTGTTTTAATCTTCCTATTTCATCTCTCTCTTTTGATGTAAAGGGAATTATTGATAATGGTTCAAAAGTCAAAGTATAATAAAAAAGGATACCG